CTCTACCTTGTTTATTGGTATAGAACCGTGTCGTATAGACCTCGCCCGTCTTGGGTGGGCGTTTGATTCCATTAACCGCATTATCTCGCGTTGCTGCTGCTGTAGTTGAGATCATCTGCTTCGTTATAGCATTGGCCTCGACTTTGAGCGAGTCTAGCTTACGATTCAAGGGTTTCACGCCTGTGAGGTTCAGCTTGATCATGACGGCTGCCCCTCAACGAGGTTCAACTCCAACCATTCCTGCCGATCGTCAGGATCGATCACAGATTCGATATTCCAGTAACGCCCCTTGTGCAGTACGCGATCTCGGCCCGAGTAGTAAGGTGCGCCGTAGGAATCACCACGGAAACGAATCACTGCCTTGGCGCGAGGCTCAGAGCCAAGGCGCATGGCGTGATAGCGTTCAGCACCATTCAGTGCCTTCCATTGCGCCCAAACAACCCCTTCAGTTGCCCAAGTCTCGGTGAACCCACCCATGCCATCAGACACACGGGTCTTGCGTTCGATGAGCAACTTGCTCTTAAGTAATCCAGAATGGTACTTGCAGCAGTTCATGGCCGAGTCATCACCCCATCAAAGGATGTACATACGCTGATTGTACCGGTTGCTGACTTCGCCAGAAAACCAACATCGCTCAGTTGCGGGATGAGTATCGGTGGGTCAAACACATACTCAAACTCACCCACTAAAGATGGAAACTCATTGATCAACAGCATCCCATCATAGGGTGGTGCGGTCTGCAAGATCCCAGTGCGTTTGAACATGACCAGATTCGTCTTATTGCTATCATCAGACTGCAAGCGAATATTGGTGATGAACAGCGAGCGATTCCGTGGGACAGAATACGCCCCGATTTCGCTATCACCTCGCGGGATGTCAGTGTCTGGGATGACTGCCCAAACATCACCACCGGTAGACTCTATGGTGATGGTGCCAGCGTGACTCAGTGCAGTCTGACTGGCGTAGGTGCCAGACTGTGACACATAGGCATCCGTTAGCCGAAGGAACTGTTTGGTCGATGCAGTGCCTGCCGATGTGCCGTTCGTCGGAATCGTATCAGTGACCGGATTGCCTTCAGCATCCAATCCAACTAGCGTAATCTGTCGCGCTCCGGTGCCAGCGGCAGTATCATTGGCGTTGCCACCAGATTTGACGCGCAGATTGACCTCGCTACCAACTTGAGGGGTGCGATAGAACCCACTGCGAGCAATCGGGGTAAAGGTCGAACTGACCGCAGTGTTCCGGCCAAATTGCCGGACAGCCCGAGCATTGGTCAGACCTCTAGCGACATCTAACCCACTGGGATAACTCATAATTTGACCGGTCGATAAGCGGACATAATGGACGCCGCGCCACTAGCATGGTACGCCTCATCAACACCACAACCATCCCCTCGGAAGGTGTAGAGATGCGCGGCGAGTTGCTTCACAGCACGACGAATAGGTGCTGGGATATCTGTCATGTTGTCGCCGTATCCAGCAACATAAACGACTTCGATTGCGTTGGTATCACGCAAAGCGACCGGCCATGTCGCACCAGACTTCAGCCGGAGGCGACCAGGGAACTGATAGGTATCGATGTCGAACGTATTAGCCACAACCACTGATTCAGCGTTGCTGTCTTCATCGTAGACTGTCACCGAGGTTATCGACTGGAGCGGATAGCGAGGCAGGAACAGCGTTGCGTATGACTGAGGGCCATATAACTCACTGATGCTCATCTGCTTCACCCCATCCCACCACTGCTCGCGTTCGCGAGGCCAATGATCGATGGTCAGCCTCCAAGATTGCGTGAGCAACGCCATCCCTGATTGATCTTCAAGATACTGCCTTGCTTCGGTAATCAGATCCTCGGCTTCAGCAAATCCTACAGTACAGTCATCAACGCGCAGGAATGTCTGTAGTTCTGAAGCGGTGATTGGCTGATTCGCTGGAGGTGTAACCAGCCTGGAGCCACGATACTGATTAAGACCGACAGGCGAACGCAGTGTCATCTGATCTTCCTCGGCACCTTACGCTTGACCGGCGCAGGCTTTCGCTCCAACGCACGTTTGGGTCGGGTTGCAATATCGGGCGCAGGTTTCTTCTCGTAAACCGTCACCGGTTTGATCTCAAGCGGCTCAGGCTCTCCAAGGACAACACCAACACCGCTTGCAATCGCTCGTTCAGCAAGATCGCCAATAACAATGTCACCTACGCGATAGGTGAAAACAGTATGCCCTTCAGGGGCTACTCGCCAAGGTTTGTTGATCTTTACTTTCATAGAATAGGGGCGGGGCTTAAAGCCCCGCGAGTCAGTTTAGGTCGCAGCGACCTTAGTACCAACAAAGGTGGTTTCAGCACGATGCGGCTTGTTCAGAATAGCCACAACTGAAACGTCAGCATCACTATTAGTCGTGCCGACTACGTTGAAACGGATATAGCGCGAGCCACCGTTATATCCAATACCACCAGCGATGCTGTCATCAGCATTATCAGCAGTCACCTGGATAGTGTTAGCGCCACCAACAGTGCTGGCGACAGGAACAGTCGTTGCAGCAGAAGCAGCAGTCGTATCGCTTTCCTGCATGGTTGCAGTGAAGCCCTCAGCAGTACCAGCATCGGTGATGGTGTTATTGACCAAGACCAAAGTGCAAGCGTCAAAGCCACGCAGGTCCACCCAAGACGATGCCGCAGGGGTATCGCCGCTGATAGTGACGTTGCCCAGATGGACAACTTGCTTGTTGCTAATCATGTCACGCATTTCTAGGTTCTCCTCTCTATGCGTTTAGAAAAGCGGGGCCGAAGCCCCGCAGGATCTTATGCGGTGAACTCAACCAGCTTGATAGCCTCGAAGTTGACCACATCACCACCAACTCGCTTGGTGGTGTAGAACTCAACATAAGGCTTCGCGCTGTAGGGGTCACGCAGAGTGCGGATGCCGATGCGATCAACGATCTGATACGCCTCGCGCCAGTCAGCGACTGCGATAGACAAGCTATCGGTAGCCGGATCAGGCATGTCCTCGAAAGGAGCAACCGGGTAGCCCAGCAAGGTTGCAGGCTGACCAGCAGCCAAACCAGCCTGCCAGATGTAAGCACCATCGCTATCCTTGATCTTGCGAACGTCAGCAGTCGTCGCACGATTCATGGCCCACACTGCATTGGCACGATACTGAGCCTTGAGGCTGTACAGTGCAGTGATCAGGCAGTCAGCACCCGTACCATCGGTAGCAAAGCCACCATTAACGCCGGTATCGGTACGCTCGATCGTACCCGGCAGGGTCGTACCGTCAGCGTAGGTCAGGAAACCACGGGGCTTGCCGATGCCGTTGCCGGTCACGAAGGCAGCAGCCTCGTCACGGGCGAACTTCTCAGCAACCTTGGTTGCCAGCCATGCTTCCATGTTGATCTCACCATCGTCCAGCAACTTCTGGGTTGCCTTCGGCTTGGCATACAGTTCATGGACAGGAATGCGCCACTTGCCCAACTGCGGGGTGTTGGTCTCAGCGCGAGCCTCGGTCTCACCAACCCAGCCAGAAGCAGCCTCTTCCAGGTCAAACAGACCTTCCAGAGCATCGGTAGAGATGGTCTGAATCGCTGCGTAGGCACGCATCGGAGAGGTCTCAAAGACCTTCTGAACGATACGACCGCCGAGGTCGGGATTAACCACATAGCCACCATCAGGATCAGAGCCAACGCTCAGAGCCTTTACTTCATCGTTGGACAGCATCTGGTCGCCCTTACGCAGGTAGCTGTCGAGAGCAGCCTTGTAAGCGTCCAGATCAGCCTTGCCGAACTCATGTACCTGAGTACCGCGAGCCTTGGCAATGCCCTGTGCCCACTTCAGAGCCTTGGCGTCGAGGTCAACCTCGTTACCAGCCTGATCAGTGACAACGCGAGCCTGACGCTTTGCAGCCAGAGCAGCCTCATCGGCAATCTTCTGGGCAGCGTCCATGTCGGCCTCGATCTTACGCATCTTCTCTTCAAGCAGCGCATCGCGAGACTGTAGGTTTTCATCATTAGCACGCTTGAACTCTTCAAACGCACGATTCAGGGTATCGACAGCTTCAACTGCCGCTTTGATCTCTTCAGCCATGACGTAGGGTCTCCTGTAATTGGCCGAGTTTAGCGAGTAGTGGACCAAAATCCACCTGTTCGACTGGCTCTTCCTCTACAGCGTCACGCTGATCTTGGATAGCCTTAAAGCCGTGGTTGGTAATCGCCACGGATTGCTTGCGAGAGAAACCTGCATCACGCAGGAATCGCTCAAAATCGCGGGGAGTCTCAATCGACTTCACCGCAGTAACCTTTGCATCGGGCAGCATCGGGAAGGTCACAAGCGACACTTCAAACAGATCCACCTCAGTCAGCTTGCGGACACGACCGTTCGCTTCGGGGATTGATTCCACTGTCCGATATCCGATGCTCATACTGTCGATGGCACCAGCCCTGAGCAGAGCCATTGCTTCGCGACCTTTCTCAATGTCACGCAGCAGCCGTCCCTTGACATACAGACCGCGCTCATCTTCACGAACTTCGTCCCAAACACCGATCACCTTCTCGGTGTCGTGTTGCCAAAGCATCTTAGGCTTGCGCTGTGAGAGCGACTTGGTGAATGCACCGCGCTCGACCACATCCATGCCTTGATCAACGATGCCGAAAACAGAGGCGTAACCCTCAAACACGCCATCCTCATCAGGCTCGCGCTTGAGTTCCAACTCCAATGATTTGTACTGGATCTCGCTCATCTGCTTCTCATCGTCCAACTGTCGATTGATCTTGTTTGCCCAACTCCTGCCGGGGTCTCCACCCCACAAAGCCCACGCTATTCTACCAGCACTGGGATAGCCCTCTTCGTCTGGACTCCACCCCTCACCTTCCTTATCAACCTCATGCCGAGCGAAATAACTCACCATCCGTTTGACGGTATCTTCTGACAAATGCCTACGGTTTGCAATGTCCCTTGCTCTGGCAACACCTACTTCAGTACCACCGCGATTAAATTCTTTGCGCCAATCCAGCCCTCGTTGCGCTTCTTCTGCCATTTCGGCAGTTGGCTTATAGGATTCGGCTTTACTTTCCCATTTACTGATACAGACCGCATAGCGTTGCGCTTGTTCAGGAAAGTCTTCATTCTGCTCTGGATCGCCCATACAACGCTCCAGCCATTCATCTCTGCTTTCGCCTGCTCTTGGTGTCGGCATTATCTCAACCTATATCGCTGGGTGCATCGACAGTTGATAATGTTGCTCGGTGAACCTTTGGGATCTCCAGGAAACTCTAACGGTTCCGTTGTACCATCATTCTTAGGCACATAATACACATCATTGACATTAACTGCTGTTTCGTGCATCAACACATGATCAAACACATCGTTTTCAGCAAAACTCCGTGTCCGGGAATCGATCGTCGATAGCCACCGCTTCTGCAATGGCAATCGACTAAACTTCGCCACCGCATTACTCGCAAATTGTGCCGTGCTATGCACCTCAGTCCTTGTGATGATCCTTGCACGGATTTTCGACAGTTCCGGTGCCATTGTACGGATTCTCGACACAATGTCAGGCCGTTTCAATCCTTCAGCTTCACCTCGGCCAATAATGCGCCGGATCTGCGTCTGCGTTGTCTGCACAATCGATCGAATCTTCTGCGCGCCTGAACTCTGTATCACTGCCTCAGTAATTCTGCGCCAAAACGGCTCTTGCTTTGTTTCAAGATCCCACAACTGCTTGCCTTCAAACTCGGCCATGACAGCTTCGCCGCTTTCGCGTACTGTCTGCTCCCAGAGTTGCTGCAACAGATCAGCGATCTCCCGTTGCAGATCATCAGCAACCACTGGGTTGCCACTCGCCTCATAACGGTCTGCTGTCGCCATCATCGCCGTCAAGAACAACTGCTCTAGCAACGGCTCGTACTGCGCCTCAATGCGCTGCC